CAGCTTTTGCTGGTCCATATGTGAACTTGGAAGCGAATGGTTCATATCCTGATGGTTCATATTCATCTGGTGCTCTTGAAGCTCAGATCGGTTATGAAGGCGAAACAGAAGGCGGTATCGGATACTATGTTTCTGCTGGTCCTACAGTTTCTCACACAGAAGCTGCTGACGAGTTCGGTGATGTAGAACTTGCTGGTTACCTTGGTGGTACTTACGACAAGTTATATGCAGAAATCTATGGCGTTACTAACGATAACGACATTGACTTCTCTGGTAAAGTTGGAGTTAAGTTCACCTTCTAAATATCTCTAGTTCGAGATGGATCGAGACCTCTGCTTTGCAGGGGTCTTTTTTTATGCTAAAATAGACCTATGAAAAAAGAAACAGTAGGTGAAGTTATAGGACATCCCCTATGGATGTTACCAGTCATACTAATAGGATTGTTAGCATTGATTGAGGGTCTTCATACTTCAGCACATTTACATCAAAAGATGGATGTGCATGGAATCTGTAGACAAAATAAAGAATACATAGAAATGAAGGAGAATGATTATTGATGGCAGAACTTTTAGAATTATTACAGGCAACAATGGCTATAACAGCAGTGTCTTTATCAGTCCCTGCTGTTATACTTACAGGTGCTGATGTACCTGACATCACACCTATACTCCAACCTTATGAGAATGAACAACGAGACGAAACTAGTATTTGCACTGGAACATGTAGCACACCTTGAGGATCTTATTGAAGGTAATGAATACGAACAGTATCTAAATCAAAGTGTCTCAACTCTAAAGTTTGAGTTTGAAAGGCAGTTAGCTTTAGAAAAGGATAGGAAGAATTGTAACTAAATATTACGCAATGTTACTTTAGGTAAATGATTGGGCTAGAAGAGACCTTTCAGATGAGTTTCATTATGGTTGTTGGGGTTGTAACGGTAACTACCCTTTGGATGACTATGATGTCATATATGGTTGATGAATAGATTAGCATTTCTTATACCGTACAATAGGTATTTTTATAGATGTAGTGATACCAGTACGTAAAGTTTCTTTACAAAATTTTAGGTTTGCTATATAATATTGTTACGTTTCTTTACAGAAAACATGACTTCATCAACCTCTAATATGAGGCGTTACACTACTACTGAATATGGCAAGCAGAACATGTTTGCACATGAACCTCAGATAGAAGTTCAAGACGTTGACTATTGGAAAAATGCTGAGTTACTAAATGGCAGACTTGCCATGATTGGTTTCTTTGCAGCAGTTCATAACTACATCTTATTTGGTGCAGTTATGCCAGGTATCTTTTAATAATAAAAGGTCTTTACACCACTCGTATAGCGAGTTACTTTTAACCCTCAATCCAAAAAGGAGAAAATCAATGACACCCGAAGCAGAAAAGTTTAATGGCTGGATGGCCATGATCGGCATAGTAGCAGCACTAGGTGCTTATGCATTTACAGGTCAAATCATTCCAGGTATATTCTAATGAGTAACGTAGCAATTTGGCAGAGAGCCAACGGTAGGTTTGCAATGATGGCCTTCTGGGTTATCGTAGGTGCATATACCCATTTCAAATACTTTACATAACTAAATATCTACTCGTAGGAAATTTACAAATGAGCGACTTTATAGCCGCATCAAATACAATTTCACCACTAACAGCAGTCCTATGGTGTTTCTACCCTATGGCTGCTTTGGTGTTGGTGGAACTTATTCTAAGAGCTTTTAATAATGATGACGATGATGATGATCGTGGCAAAGGTATTAGGATAGCACAACCAGTTTATGTTCCTAATGGAGCATAGGTATAAATACTGATGAGTATAATTACCCATCATGTATCAAATATTATTTCTTGTCACTTTAGCAGCATACACCTATTCAAATGTTGGGCAGTATCTTTATCAGTAGTCTAATAATTACAATTCCTCCATCAACCCACGGGTTGTTGGAGTTTGCTTTTTTCTGTGGTATTGGGGTTGCAGGACACTCAGTAGGTATGCTATAATATAAAGGAATAAACTTATATGTATGAAGTACAGTGAAAATGAGATCTTGAAAGAGATTTCAGATTATATCAGTGGAACATACTCAGGACATTACAGTACAGGTGGAGTTCAAACTCTAGACCTGATAGATTCTGTTGGAGATGCAGAAGCATTTTGCAGAAGTAATATATTGAAGTATGCCTCTAGGTATGACAGGAAAGGAACTGCTAGAAATGATATTGTAAAAATCATACATTATGCTATACTACTTTTGCACTTTAGCGATAAACGTGAAAAGGCAAATAAAATCAGTGCAGGGAATCCTACAGCATTCTCTGTTGATTATGACAAGTAAACTTTACAATGAAACTGCGACCTGCTATGAAACTATCTGATAAAACTCTGAAGGTTCTTCAGAACTTCACAACGATCAATCAATCGTTGTCCTTCAGGGAGGGTAGAAAGTTACGTACAATGTCTCCCATGAAGAATGTATTAGCGGAGGCAGAGATAGAAGAATATATTCCTAAGGATTTTGCTATCTATGATCTACCACAGTTTCTCAATACACTAGCATTGTATAGAGATCCAGATATTGATGTATCAAGCAATCCTAATCATGCCACTATAAAAGCAGGTGCACATCAAAGATCAAAATATTTCTTTTCTGATCCTAGTGTCATTATTGCTCCACCTGAGAAGGAGATGAAACTTCCTAGTGAAGATGTTTCTTTTGTATTAGATGAAGATAAACTTACTAAGATATTGAAGTCTGCATCTATTCTAAACTTACCAGATTTATCTGTTGTAGGTGGTGAAGGTGTAGTCAAGTTGGTAGTGAGTGATCGTAAGAATGATACTTCTAATGAGTCTGCCGTTGTAGTCAATCAGACTGATAAGAACTTCTCATTCAACTTCAAGATAGAGAATATAAAGTTAGTACCTGGTACATACTCAGTCTCTATTAGTAGCAAGAACTTGGCAAGATTTTATAGTGAGACATATCAACTAACATATTTCATTGCATTGGAACCAGATTCTACTTATGAGTGAAGAAGAAAAAAAACCTGAAGTACGTATTAATAAGAACGTACTTGATGAGGTATTGAAAAAGTATAAGAAGATAAAAAAGTATCAGAAATCAAACCTCTTCCAAATCAAGAAATTAGATGAGTGACTTTATATGGGTTGAAAAATACAGACCCAAAACCATTGATGATTGTATACTCCCTGAGTCTATCAAAAAGACTTTTAGGGAGTTTTTATCTCAAGGAGAGATACCTAATCTCCTCCTTGCAGGACCACCTGGTATTGGTAAAACTACAGTTGCTAAATGTTTATGTGAACAGTTAGGTGCTGATTATTATGTTATCAACGGTTCTGATGAGGGTAGGTTCTTGGATACGGTTCGTAACCAAGCGAAGAACTTCGCCTCTACAGTCTCTCTTACGAGCGAGTCGAAACATAAAATCATCATCATCGATGAAGCAGACAATACCACTTCCGACGTACAGCTCCTCCTTAGAGCGAATATTGAGACCTTCTACAAAAACTGTAGATTTATATTCACTTGTAACTACAAGAATAAAATCATCGAACCACTCCATAGTCGGTGCTCTGTTATTGACTTTAGTATTAGTGGATCGGATAAACAATCAATCGCAGCAGCATTCTTCACAAGAGTGAATGAGATACTTGATAAGGAAAACGTACAGAGTGATAAGAAAGTTACAGCAGAGTTGATACATAAACATTTTCCTGATTGGAGAAGAGTTCTAAATGAGTGTCAGAGATATTCTGCAGGTGGAACAATAGATACAGGTATACTTGTAAACAGTAATGTAAATGTAAAAGATTTAGTAGCATATCTCAAGCATAAAGAGTTCCAGAATGTCAGGAAATGGATAGTTCAGAACCTAGATAATGATTCTAATGCTATACTAAGGAAGGTTTATGATTCAATATATGAATGCATGAAACCCAAATCGATACCAGAAGCAGTTCTAATTATTGCGAAATACCAATATCAATCTGCTTTTGTTGCTGACCAAGAGATAAATCTCTTAGCAGCACTAACTGAGATTATGTGTAACTGTGAGTTCAAATGAGCTTTGAAGAATGGTTAGGTGATTATGAGTTACCTTCCAAGGTAAAAACTAAATGGTGTCCTGAATGTCAGATAGTTTTACCAGCACAATGTTTTCATAAGAATAGTGTTACTGTAGACAGACTTGCAAAAATTTGTAAGTCATGTGCTGTAGTAAATACCAGAACAGTTAAAAAACTCAGAGAACTGCACCCCAAACATGAGTCTTGTGATATCTGTGGAGCAACAGATAGAACATTGCTTTTGGATCATGACCATGATACTAAAGAATTTAGAGGATGGTTATGTGTCAAATGCAATACTGCTATCGGATACTTCCATGAAGATATCAATCTCATGAATAAGGCAATCAATTATGTAAAAGAATGTAACCCACAAACTCGCTATGAGAACTCAAAATAAAGAAAATTATTACTACTTCTTCTGGATAGTAGCAATGGTTGCTTTTATAGTACCTCAAGTTGTTACCGCTTATGCATACACTAAACTTGCAGATTACCTAAGTAAACCAGTACAAGTGGAGGTTTTATCTAAATGATGTTTTTATCATGTCCACCAGTGTATCATTTACCTGGTACTTGGAAAGAATGTAAAGGGGCAATTATACCTCATGGAAATTTAGATCCCAAATATGGAATAATAGTTGTTATTGTATTACTATTATTATTCTTAGTTGGTTGGGGTTTATATCTTACCTTTGGACCAGGTAAAGAAGATCTAAAAGATCAGATTGATGAACATGCTAAGATGCATGAGTTAGGTATTGCTCATGGACATGAAGGTAAACGAGCATTCATAACTACTAAAGAAAAACATAACCCTCGCCATAAACACAATGAGTAAATGTTTAGTAACGGGTGGAGCAGGTTTTATCGGATCACATGTGGTCAGTAGATTACTTCACAACAATCATGAAGTAGTTGTTATCGATAATGAATCTGCTGAATCAAATGAAGCATTCAATTGGTATGATGATCACGCAGATAATCACGTTGTTGACATTCGTGACTTTGATAGTTGCCGCCCACTATTTGACGGGGTAGAATATGTCTTTCACTTAGCAGCACGTAGCAGAATACAACTTGCTATGCAAAATCCTTTAGAGTGTTTGGAAACAAATTACTTAGGAACATATAATATGCTAGAATGTGCAAGACAGGTTGGTGCTAGAAGATTCGTAAATTCCTCTACATCCTCTTCTTATGGTTTAGCAAATGAACCACCATTAGAAGAAACAATGTCTACTGATTGTTTGAATCATTACTCTGCAAGTAAAGTTGGAGCAGAAACTCTATGTCAAATGTACAACAATTTGTATGGTCTCAGGACTATCACTTTGAGGTACTTCAATGTTTACGGTCCTCGTCAACCTTTGAAAGGACAGTATGCACCAGTAATAGGACTCTTCGAGGAGCAGAAAAAACGTGGTGAACCATTGACTATAGTAGGAGATGGAGAACAACGTAGAGATTATACTCATGTATATGATGTAGCAGATGCTAACATTCATGCTATGATGACAAACTATAGTGGTATAGTTGTCAACATAGGAACAGGTACAAACTATTCAGTCAATGAAGTTGCTTCTTTCATATCTGAAGATACTGTAACAATTCCTGAACGACCTGGTGAAGCAAGGGAAACTCTTGCTAATATAGATAGAGCAAGAACATTGCTTGACTGGGAACCTAAAATTACCTTGGAGGATTATTTTGATCCCAATACCTATCTTTGAACTATTAATTCTTTTACTTTCTTTATTATGGTTGAACATCTTTCTTTGGAACTCAGGGGTTTATTCTAATGAAAAACCTAAAGACTCCTCTAAGATATCCAGGCGGAAAAAGTAGAGCAATAACCAAGATGAGTCAGGTACTGCCTGATTTATCACAGTATACACAATTCAGAGAACCATTTTTAGGAGGTGGTTCTGTTGCCCTGTGGGTTACTAAACAGTATCCTGATATACTTGTTTGGGTAAATGATTTGTATGAACCATTGTATAATTTTTGGTCACAGTTACAGATAGATGGTCAGGGTCTAGAGGATAAATTATTAGAACTAAAAGCAAAGCATAATGATCACGATACCGCCAAAGAACTTTTTATCCAGAGTAAGGAAGATGTTGACGATAGATCACTATCCAATCATGACCGTGCAGTCGCTTTTTATATTATCAATAAGTGTTCTTTTTCTGGTCTCACTGAGGCATCTTCCTTCTCAAAACAAGCCTCAGACTCCAACTTCTCCGTTCGAGGAATTCAAAAACTTAGCGGATACCAATCCCTCATCAAGTATTGGAAAATCACAAACCACTCTTACGAGTCCTTACTGATTCCTAGTGCAACTATTAGAGACAAAACATTTATATACTTAGATCCACCTTACGAGATAGCATCACATCTATACGGTAAGAAAGGTGATTTACACAGACTCTTTAGTCATAAACAGTTTGCTGAGAAGTGTGAGCAATCTCAGCACGATATGATGGTAAGTTATAATTCATCGCAGTTAGTTAAGGAACGTTTCAAGGATTGGAGTGCTGTTGAATATGAGCATACATACACAATGAGATCTACTGCTACTTATACTAGGGAGCAGAAGAACCGTAAAGAATTGGTATTGCTGAATTATGATTGACCTAACAGATATATGCTGTAGAATGATTACTACAGATGGAGTGCCAGTTACTTTAGAAGAAAGAATTTGGATGACCGAATTCGTTTCTAAGAATAAGAAAGCAAAAGATTTTGCAGAATCCATCCTACAAACACAGTTCCACTCATGAGAAAACAACTAATCAATGCAATGAAGGCACATGCCACTGGAGAGATTCAAAAGCATCTTGCTAATGTAGAAGTTTATCTTTCTAACCCTGCTGGTATTGGAGAGCATTCTGATATTACTGAGGCAATAGGAATAGAGTTAGATAAGATATCAAGGTATGATGACCAATTAGAAGTCATCAAAAAATATGTGAAGGATTCTTCTGTAGAGTACCCCCATGACTAACAAACCTTATGATGATTCTAATTGGAGAGAAGAATACAAAGGTTACACAAGTAACAAAAGACATCTTGAACTACTAGAGAATGGACCTAAAAGTCTATCTCAATCATGGGTATTAGGTGCATTGTATAATGAGTGGAAAAAAATGAAGGGTTATAATAAACTTGACCCTAAAGAAAATGAAGGTCAACATCAATCATCTCTCAAAGAATTCTTTGAGAGATATAAAGATCAAGGTATCTAACTATGAGTGATGATCCCCATATCAACGATCTATATGAAGATATGGAACGTTTGAATACTCTTTATGAAGAACTCATGTGGCAACATGATATCCCATTAGAATTTATTCCTGATTATGACAACAACAGAATTATCATCCAACCAAAAAATAGAGGATTGGATATTAAACTTTCTAAGTAAACCTAATTCTGCTTTTGATAATATACCACCATGTCCTTATGCTAAGAAGGCATGGTTGGATGGTAATGTTGAGGTAAAAGAGTTTGTATCTTTTGAGGAACTGCGTAAAGATCTTGATACTTGGAATAAAGAAGTAATAATATATCTTTTTCAACATTCTGTATTACCTAGATGCAATGAGTTAGAAACACTAGCTGCTTCTTTCAATAAGGAATATACAGACTTTTTGTTTTTAGAAGAGACCCCAGACTTAGAAGAAAATGTTGCTGGTGTTATAGTTAATCAAGGTGAGTTGTGTATGTTACTAGTACAGAAAAGAAAACCTTTAGAGGAAGCAAGAGAAGAGTTGAAGAAGACTGGTTACTATGATAACTGGACAGAAGACATGAAAGAACGTATAATAGATAGATGACACTCAAAGATCATCTAGGACCAAAGAAAGATTGGACTACTAAACAGTGGTTGGATTATGCATATGTACAGAAGCATAATCCTTGGATCTCTGAAGAGGATCGTCAGTATTGGCGAGATAAAATTATTGAATTATCATGAAACTTGATTTTTGTGTCTTATGTGGCACTACTGAAAATTTACACCATCATCATGTGATACCTAAAGTAAAAGGTGGAACTGATAATGAAGATAATTTTATAACTCTTTGTGAGAAACATCATGAGATGATTCATAAGATTAATCATTGTGATGATTTTTTTGAACTTGCTAGAATTGGGAGAGAAAGAGCACAAAAAGCAGGAGTAAAATTTGGTATGAAACCAAGGCATGAGCACCTGTATGATGAGATTACTAAATTATATTTGGATTGGAATGGATATGGAACTATTGCGAAAAAACTGGGTATGTCAAGAGGAACAGTTGTTTATATAGTTAAACAGATATTAAAGATTCATGGTAAACGAGGACCAAAACCTGCAGCAGAAAAAAAATATAGAAAACTAAAAAATGGTCAATTTGTTTTAGGAGTGTAAAATTATGAAGATTGAATTGAAAGACTGGCTCAATACTATCAACAGTTCCAAGAAGAATCTTATTGATGAAGATCCTCTTGTAGAATCTAAGTACCCTGCATTCATTGTTAATAAATGTATGGCAGGTCATCTTGATGCAATCATGTTTGCTAATGAGATGAACTTGAATCCTAATATAGATAAGAAGTTACAGTATGACTTTTATCTAAATACATTGAGATCCAAGAAGAGATTTTCTCCTTGGGTAAAAAAGGATGAATTGAAAAACCTTGAATTGGTTAAATCATACTATGGTTATAGTACAGAAAAAGCCAAGCAAGCCCTACCTCTTCTCACTGAAAAACAACTAACATTCATTAGAAAAAAACTTGATACTGGAGGATTGAGATGAGTGTGATTGAACCTGAATACCAGTGGTCACCAGAGAAAATGATAGAGGTGACACTATCTGAACCAGATGATTTTTTAAAAGTTAGAGAAACTTTAACAAGAATTGGAGTAGCATCCAGAAAAGAAAAGAAGTTATACCAGTCCTGTCACATTTTGCATAAGCAAGGAAGGTACTATATTGTACACTTCAAGGAATTGTTTGCTCTTGATGGTAAGAAAGCAAATCTTAGTATGAATGATGTGCAGAGAAGGAATAGGATAACTCAACTATTATCTGATTGGGGTCTGATAACGATAACAGATCCTAGTTCTGTAATAGACATAGCACCTCTCAATCAGATAAAGGTTATTGCCTATAAGGATAAGAATAATTGGACTCTTGAGACTAAGTATAATATTGGTAAGAAGAAGACACCCGAACCTCAAGAATAGTAACAACCGAACTAGTCATATCAAGTGATCTTGTATAATTAGTAGTGTACGCCTTCGGGGTACATTTCCAACAGACGCTCAAAGAGGTCACTATGTTTAACAACGATGCTAACGCTATTACTTTTACCGTGCCTGAAACTCAGGACTACTTGGCAAAAGTAAGAAAAAATATGATCGGGTTTGATGACTGGTTCACAACCTTTGATCAGCACTTCGCAAGTACAAATAACTATCCACCTTATAATACAATAAAGGTTTCTAACCATGAGTATAGGGTTGAGGTAGCACTTGCAGGATTCAAAAAAGAAGATCTAAAAGTCTACACCCAAGAAGGAAGACTTGTTATTGAAGGTAAGAAAGGTGATGGTGTAGAACAAGATTATGTTCATAAGGGATTGGCACAACGTGCATTCACACGTCAGTGGTCACTACCTGAAGAACTTGAAGTCAGGAATGTAAAGTTCGAGGACGGACTATTACTAGTTGATATTGAAAAGATTGTTCCTGAAGCACAGCAACGGAAAGATTGGCTCTAAATATAGTGTAGACTTGTGATAGTCCATTGTATTCAAGAGTTCTAAAACATATAAAACCAAAAGACCTTAGAGAAAGTATATCTCTTAGGTTTACAGATGTCCTCAATCCAGTTTTCTGGGTTGGGGATTCTCTACGTCCTGAGGTTAGAGAAGCATTGATGAGATTTGCAA